GGACAGTGCGCAACGTCCAGTGCACGCTTGACGGCTGCAAGGCGCGTCAGGAATGTACCCGAATTAACTGTGAGCGGTACTGCAGTTGTACCAAGATTCGTTGTCACACCGGCCTTTGCCCACAGGCTGTAGATGTAGGTATCAACTGTATCTGACAGCTGATATGAAGCGTCGTCGATTACGGCCTGCGTGATATCAACGTTTGACTGAGCAGCGTCGATGTCGTCCACTTTGCAAGACCAGATTTTCTTCTTGTCCAGGATAAGCCACTGGGCTGCCCCCGTCAAAGAAGAATACGTGATTACACTGTCAGGATCGTAATCAGAAACCGTAACCGGGGAAATTGAGTTAATCTTGACTCTATCACCATCGTTGGCAATGAGCCCCTCATAATTCCTGTTGACAATCTTCAGAGCTGTCTGGTTTTTACGGTTGGCAATAACAAGTTTCTTTTCCCAATACATGGGCACGAAATTCTGAAAAGACATGTTTCACTCCTATTCAAGTTGTGCGTCTATTGTCATGTCTTTAAAGCTTTCATAGACGCGGTTACTTCTTCCATATGAGCATCCATCTCATCAGATGACATGGACCTAATTTGATCGAGTGTATAAACCGGCCTTGCAGCAGTCTGCCGGTTGCTACTCTTTGCTCCCCCTGCTTGCGTATTTTTCTGAAGATCAGGACGGCTTTCTATCACCTTCTTGATCCCCTTATCAAAATCTATCTCGTCCTCGCCATTGACGAAGACCACTGTTTCATCTTCCGCGAGCTTTACTTTACCCTGGGCAATAAGTGTTTCTGCCAATAAATCATGGCCAAAAATCTTGTCGCGCAGTGCCTCAGTAAGTTTGGCCTTGATGGCCCTGCTGTCTGACACCATTTTTACTTTTGATGCCTCAGCAGTCTTTTCGGCAAGAGCCTCCTGCGCCTTCTTGAATTCCCGGCGCAACTTTTCAATTTCAGGATTAGGCAGATTGGTATCTGGCGCTGGGGCCGCGGTAGCCTTTTGCTTTTCAAACCATTCAGCAAATTCTTCCGGGTCCTCGCCCTCGTAGCCAAACTCTGTGAGCTTTTTCTTTAGAGCCTTTAAAGTAACTGCTTCACTATTAGCTCGCCGAGACTTGCCTAAGAGGCTACCAATTTGCTCTATCTGCTCTGCTGACTTTATCTGCAAATCATTTACATACTCAATGATTTCAGCAGCTTGCGGAGATTGTGAAAGAGCAGCCTTCAACTCATCCAATGACTTAAACATATACCCTCCAGGGGTGTTGTGTGCGCCAAGGCACGTGGTACTACATACAGTATACAGGTTATTAAAAGGTTATTACGAAAATATTACTCTTCTACGTTATTTGGTGGAACCTGGGCCTCCTCTTCACTGTCGGTATTACCCTCCATCATAGGTGCTACAGTAGGCTCGGCAGCCACGGTTGCTACCACCTCTTCCTCTTCTTCATACTCTTTCTCTATTGCTTCTAGCACCTCGGCCATATCCTCTTCTGAATCATCAGACATAAGAAGTTTTGTTATCTTCTTATATACCACTTCCTTCAAGGCATCCGGCGGTTGCATATCTACTATAGTCTTCAAGGAAGTGATGGCCTGCATCCTATCTCCAGGCTGGTAAGTAGTAGGATAATCAACGGCATACATATAGTTTTCACCTGTATATAGGCTGAGGATATACATGATATCCTGCTCAAGTTTCGTAGCAATCTTAGCAGTCTTTCTTAACTGATTCTCGACTGACCAAAACTTCCACGCCAGTGCTACACCAGAAGGTGATGTCTTAGTCTGCATAGCGTGTACTCCGACCTGGTCCGCGCTACGGAACAACTCTTCCATATAATATTCATTATTAGATACTAGAGTGCTAAGTATGCCTGCATCAGGACTGATAAACCCAGGTGCCATGGAGGCGCCCATGGGTACGGCGATGGCGTTGTGGTTTGAGATGGTGATATTGCCCCCCGGATCGCTTTGGAAGTACAGTATGGAAAACGCCTGGCTTCTTTCCAAATCCCGTATCTCACTTGAGTGGTTGTAGATAAGGTGATTCATCCTCGCGATATCATAGAGAGGCGGATCTACTAGGACACTCTGATTATTGGTACGTGTGGTAGCGTATGATAGTGCCACTGGCAATACACCCAAGTTGTGGTATATCCTTGGCTCTGCTTCATGCCACTTTAAATCCTCAGCATTATTACCTTGCTTGGCCTTCTCCATGACTACTGAGTACATGTCCGTCCAAGCACGCGCTCTATCATATACGTTGTTACCCTCTTTACGACAAGGCTCAGCAAACCATATCTCCAACAATTTTCCTATATCGTCTACTATTGAATTGACTACCTCAAACGCCATTTTACGAACACAGTATGGATAGGTACGCCTATTGATTGCTTCCTCTACTGTATCAGGCTGTTCTTCCGCCTTGAAATTGTCTACTAGCGTGAAGCATACACCGTGTAGGCGTGTCTTAGATACAGTCTCCGCGGTATAGTCCTGCATGGTAGTGCCTGCAGCGTCCACATCTTCCAAGAAGGCACGGGCGATAGGCGCCCCATCTTCAGCACCAGTCTCATCAGTGATTACGCGTGGTGCTTCTTCAGCGAATACCGGATCCACCAAGGCTGATACTATAGGCCTTGTATAGTTACAGTAGACGCTGAAGTCCCGGCGCTTCCTGTAAAACATTTCCCTGTCGTGTGGTATTAAGAAACTTCCATCCCGGAAACCTTTCGTCCCATAAAATGCGCTGTCCATGAATTCGTACATATTTTGTGACAAAACTGATGAATAAAAATTTGTATCAACTACCGCTGGGCTACCCCCTGCTGAAGAGGTGTCAAAATGATCCTCACTACTAGTTACACGGACTACATCTGCCATATGATTTCTCCTTATAGTTGTTTATAAATGTAATCTCATTGAAGATGATATCTTTACGTTAGCCATGCAAGAGTAGGCGCCTGATATAGCGTCCACCTGGTCGTCGTGTGGTTGAGTACCGTCCGCCCTGAATGACGCACACTCTGCCAGAAAATCAGGTGTCCAGTGCGCATTGACTACTTTCACATCCCCCAACCGGGCCCTGCTCACCCAAGGCATTGCTCTCGCTAATTTTGTACCAGTAGGACGCTGTGCTATAATAGTAAACCTTCTAAGTCTTGGCTCTCTTGCTAAATCATCTATCACCGCCCGTTGTGCAGCAACATCTTCCAAGCCTATCTTCACACCGGGTCCATCAGCTAACGCCTGCTCTATTATAAGACGTCTTAAGTCTGGATACTTAGCGCGTACATGTAACATATCAGCTATACAGAATTGTGAGCCACTCATAAGGCACAGTGCCCCTGCAGTCCAGTCAGATACCTTTTTGTCCGCAAACGCCAAATCATAAAACCTTACACCTTCTGATACAGGTAGAGGTGGTATCATCTTGAAGAAGGATGTATCGATTATCTCGCCCACCATCTCTACTACTTCTCCATCCAACTCCTGCTGGGCGAAGATACCTGTATACGTTTCTTGTAGGTGTTTTATGTAGGACTTAGGAAGAAATGGATTATCTATAGTGCGCTGTGTTACTACGGTTACATTATTCAATAAAGAAACTTCGTAGCACCAATCTCTTCCATTAGGAGTAGTACACATATACCATCGTGCATTCTCATCATTTCGTATACGTCCTATCAATATGTCAAATATTGTTTTATCTCGCAGCTGTCTTGATTCGTCTATTAGAAAGTCGTGTATATTGAGTCCTCTTAAACTATCCGGTGCGTCCCCTGATCTAAGTAGTATCTCAGTACCTCTTACATTGAATATTGCCTCAGTCTTATTATGCGTCCAATCATCTGCTTCTTTAAGACCTATCCTATTTAATACCTCTTTCATAGTGACTGTTATCACATCGCGTAGCATAGGATAAGAGAATGAGCATATAAGCTCACGTCTTCCTGCTAATGCGTTTAGTACCGCTTTTGCACACAAGACGAAAGTCTTGTCAACCCGAGCCAATCCCGCCACGGTAAACGCAGCCCCAAGTATCGCTCACCAGAAACTTCTGTTGTGCTGGTGTTATGGGCAACCGTATCGGGAGGCTCTGTTTTTCCCCTATCATGTTATTCCTTACTCTATACTCGTGTGAAGTATTTTCTTATAATAGTTATAGGCATCCGACGCCTCTTCTTTTGTATCGAATATTCCAATATGTATATTCTTATTATTATGCCCTATCTGTGCTAAGTACTTATTACCTTTATATTCAAGTACTCCTGTATATCCTGTTTTATTTCTTATGTCTAATTTTCTATTTTCACAATTTTGTTTGTTTGTGCATATTCTTAGATTACATTTTCTATTATCTAACGTATCGTGATTTATGTGATCTACGATATCTATACAGGAAGCATTGGCTATTATTCTATGCATTTTTTTAGTAGTCCTACTTTTGTTGATATGGCTTCCAACCCTACAAGAGGCATAAATAAGTTGCTTTTTTTTCCCATCAATGCACACGCTCCATTTTTTGTCCTTTATTTTATTATAGTCTTCCTTATCTATCTTTGCATAGTACCCCTGAGTAAGCGGTATATCATAATAATCTCCACGATCGACTGGCTCCCATACTGTCTTTACAAAATTTCCCTTCATATCACAACCTCCTACGTAAGGTTTCTACGATGTTTAGAATCGGGGGAATGCGATTCGTAGTAATCGCTTTTCAGGAGCTACCCTATCCCCCATATAATATACTAATCACTCCAACTTATATTTCTTTAACTCTTCCATCACATCTTCGGAAGTCAGCGTATCAAGGAATGCTTCCCTCGCCGCTAATGTAGCCTTCTCTCGTAGCCCACACAGAGTAGAATGTGCTTCTACTATATTCATGTACTTATCCATGTCTTGATACTTTGAATCCTTTTCCAAATTTTCTACGACACTATCCACTATACTGGATAATGACAGTACTGCTGAAGCCAACTTTGTTTTCTCATCTACTGTAGCAATCACCAGATTAATATCGATACTACCCTCAGGTAGCTGATGTTGTTGCTTCCCCACTGATATCCTTGTCAGCATCCCGCTTAGGTGGTTGCACAACTTCAAACACGATATTGATAGGTGCCTGATTAACTGTAGCCCCATTTGACGTAACATCGACATGCTGTACCTCCAAACCAGATATCCTGGCCAGTGTGTCTATCGCCTTCAACTTATCGTACATGGTTATAGTCAGTCCGCTTTTAGACTTCTTCACAGACTGGACAGCCCGCGTATCTATATCCTTAAAGTCCTTTATTTGCACATCACCAGCATTTACATCCACCGCGGTACGTATATCAGCATAGGCGATATTAGTCAACTCTTCTATCAGGCGTCCGCGGCGTTTCTTTAAGTCTTCTGAAGCCGCTTCAGACATAGTAGCCAGTGCTGTCTGTACCTCTGGATCGTGTAGGATACGCCATGCAGCCTGTCTTTGGGTATTGCGACAGCGTCCATTGCTATTGAAGCCAGCTTTAGCGGCAGCATCTAATGCCTGTCCACTTGCCCAATATTCTTCAGCGAAGCGCTGATATCGTGGGCGTAGCACTAATGGGCGCTTACGTTGTAATGCGCGTTGTTTTTTGTTGGTAGGCGGATTTTGCTGTGCAGAAGATATAATTGTATCAGCACCCACCAGGGGCGTTAATTCATCCATCGGGTACCCTCCAGGGGCGTTGTGCACTCCAAGGTGCGTATTGAAGCTGTATACTATTAAAAGGTTATTAGAAGATTATTATGTAGGCAGTCTTACTTTACGGCCAGTCTTAGCATCTACGCGTACCACCTTCTTACGCCCATGCATCCAAGCAGGCAGCACATTAGTGCCCTCCATCATCCCCAGCGTGTTTGCGATCACCATACTCTTATCAAGCTCTTCTTTGTACACACTGTCATACAGCAATTCGTATGCAAGACTACGCTGCTTTTTACCTATGCTATACTGGTGTCGACTACGGTTAGGTAGGTATACACGCATACGTTTCTGGCCAGGCTGGCC